ACGACTCCTGCTTCTCCAGCGGATATCATTAATCAGTCTATAGAGGAAAAACGTGCTAGTGGTGATTTTGGTTTAGAGTTTGGTAATCAAAATCAACAAGAACAGATGCAAGGAATAGGTAATTTAATTTCTAGAACAACACCTCCAACAGGTTTAAATACTTTAAACCCGTTTGCTCAAGTAGGGTCTAGGATGGCGGGGAACATTTTGGATAAGATAAATGAGGGTGGTGAGGCTATAAGAGATGATTCTGGTATGATTGTTGGTGTTGTTCATGATGGCATATTAGGAAAAGTTTATACAGGAAGACCTGGATTTAATCCTTTTGCACCACCAGAAAGACCCGAAAAGGATGTAACTGATCCGTGTCCTCCGGGCTTTCAGTTAATTGGGGGTGTATGCAGACCAACATATGACGTGACGGCACCAGTGGCTCCTCCTGCACCGACACCGGGAAGCAACTTTCAGATGACACCAACGGTTGGATTTCCAACCAGCTTTGCACCGATGACGCAGGCAACACCTGTCTCGCTTCCTGATCCATTCGTATTATCTCCGACAGGGGCGGCAATTGGCAGACGGGTTTAATGGCGTACCAGACGAGGTACTCAAGGAAATTTATGCCTTAGAGAACCAGAAGGTTAAGCTGACAATTCGTGAAAAGGCAAAAGATGAGTTCATGCCTTTTGTTCATCATGTATATGACGGGTTTATTGAAGGTCGGCATCACAGAATTATTGCCGAGAAGCTGGAGAGGGTTGCAAGGGGCGAGTTAAAGCGTTTGATTGTAAACATGCCTCCTCGACACAGCAAATCAGAATTTGCATCCTATCTTATGCCTGCGTGGTTTTTGGGGCGCAATCCAAAGTTAAAGATAATACAGGCAACGCATAATACTGAGCTTGCGGTGCGGTTTGGACGTAAGGTTCGTGATTTATTAAACACGCCAGATTATACGGCTATATTTCCAAAGACAGGTTTGAAAGCGGATGACAAGGCTGCGGGTAGATGGGGCACGTCAGCTGGGGGCGAATATTTCGCGGCAGGCGTTGGTGCAGCAATGACAGGACGTGGTGCGGATTTGCTTATTATTGATGACCCGCATTCGGAGCAGGATGCTTTGTCATCAAGCGCATTTGATAATGCATTTGAGTGGTATTCATCAGGTCCTCGACAGCGACTTCAGCCTGGGGGCGCGATTATTATCGTTATGACCCGCTGGGGCATGAAGGATTTAACAGGGCAAGTCATTAAGATGCAGGCGCAGGATGCATTAGCCGACCAGTGGGAGGTTGTGGAGTTTCCTGCCATAATGCCATCTGACAAACCTTTATGTTGCGAAGTGGAATGCACAATGGCAACAGAATCCAACAGCAGCAGAGGGTGCAATTGTTAAGAAGGAATGGTGGCAGATGTGGGAGAAGGAGGATATTCCCACGGTTAAGTATATCATACAGTCCTACGATACTGCATTTAGTAAAAAAGAATCATCCGATTATTCTGCGATTACAACATGGGGCGTATTTGAAAACGAAGAGACGGGAGCCGATAATCTTATACTTATGGATGCAAGGCGCGGTAGATGGAACTTCCCTGAATTAAAAGGCGTTGCTGCAGAGGAGTATGAATACTGGGAGCCAGATATGGTTATCATTGAGGCGAAAGCATCTGGTCAGCCATTAACAGATGAGTTACGTGCAGCAGGCATTCCAGTTATGAACTATACACCGAGCAAAGGTCGTGATAAGATAACACGCATGCACACGGTGGCACCTTTGTTTGAAGCTGGGATGGTGTGGGCACCTACCCATAAATTTTCAGAGGAAGTCATTGAGGAGTGTCTTGCATTTCCGCACGGGGAGCATGATGATTTTGTAGACAGCATGACTATGGCTCTGATACGCTTTCGTCAGGGCGGGTTTATAGAACTTGAAGGCGAGAACGACAACGAGGATTATTATCCAAGAAAACGGGAATACTACTAATGTCTAAGAAGAAGACTCCTAAAGCAAAAGAAAAAAGGCGCGGCCAGTTGAAGCGTTTGGGATTTGATGAAGAGCGCATTCTTGAGATATTGGATCTTGAGTTTGACTTAGGTGCTTACAAAGCACCGGGAACACCGCTACCCGGAAAAACGTTTGTTGATGGCGGTTTTGTTAAGGTTCAGAGACGTGGTACATTTAAAGGAACATTCTAATGGCAATACCTCCTAGACCAATTGGCAGTTTAACAGATTCAGGTTTACAGCAAACGCAAGGCACTACAGTAGAAGTAAATGCTCCTGAAGATTTTGCTGGAGGCGCAGAGGTATTACAATCACCTGACGGCAGTGCATTGGTTCAGTCAATTCTTGAAAATGCTGAAAACATTGAGGTAGAGACAGAAGAATACGTTCATGATGCCAACCTTGCAGAAATAGTGGATGATAGTATTTTATCAGAACTATCTTCTGATTTGCGCGGGGCATACGAAGAAGACACCGAATCAAGAAGTCAGTGGCAAGAAGCGTATACCAAGGGTTTAGATTTACTTGGCATTAAGTATTCAGAGAGAAGCCAGCCTTTTGAGGGCGCATCTGGGGTAACGCATCCGTTAATATCAGAGTCCGTAACACAATTTCAAGCACAGGCTTATAAGGAATTGCTTCCTGCTGGAGGACCGATAAAGACACAGGTTATAGGCGCGAAGACAGCTGAAAAAGAAGCTCAGTCAGCGCGAGTCAAGGACTTCATGAACTATCAGATAACTGAGGTTATGGAAGAGTTTGACCCAGACACCGACCAGATGTTGTTTTATCTGCCTCTTTCTGGTTCTACATTTAAGAAAATATATTTCGATCCAACAAAAGCCCGGGCCGTATCAGCGTTTGTTCCGTCTGAGGATTTAGTTGTGCCGTACTCTGCTACTGATTTAGCTACAGCACCACGGGTAACACACGTTGTGCGTATGGATCCAAACCAAGTTCGCAAGTTACAGGTAGCTGGGGTATACCGAGATGTGGAGATCGCATCTGATGAAGCGTCTGATGACACGGTTCGTGATAAGATTGATGACATTGAGGGTATTAGCAAGGGCTATTCTGAAGAAATGCACACCATTTTGGAGATGCATGTTGATTTAGACCTTGAAGGCTTCGAGGATATGGGTGCAAATGGCGAGCCAACGGGTGTAAAATTGCCATACATTGTTACAATTGACGTTGGTTCAGGCGAGGTTTTAGCAATTACGCGAAATTTTGCTCAAAATGATACATTAAAGCGTAAAATACAGTATTTTGTGCATTATAAGTTCTTGCCGGGGCTAGGATTCTACGGATTTGGTCTAATTCACATGATTGGGGGTCTTGGAAGAGCCGCAACAAGCATACTTAGGCAGTTAATTGACGCTGGAACCCTTGCAAATTTACCTTCTGGCTTTAAAGCTCGCGGGATTCGTATAAGAAATGCTGATGAACCGCTTAGTCCGGGTGAATTTAGGGATATTGATGCTCCGGGCGGTGATATTCGCAATTCTATCATACCATTACCATTTAAGGAGCCATCTGGCACTCTAGCATCGTTATTGGGTTCAATAATTGAAGGTGGTAGACGATTTGTATCAATAACAGACCAACAATTAGGTGATAGTAAGAGTGGAGATATGCCTGTTGGCACCACTGTTGCATTACTTGAGCGTGGTATGAAGGTTATGTCTGCAATACATAAGCGTTTGCATTATGCCCAGAAGACAGAGTTTAGATTGCTTGCGCGAATTTTTGCAGAAAACTTGCCTCCTAATTATCCCTATGACGTAGCTGGCGCACCGTCAGAAATAAAAGCCATAGATTTTGATGATCGAGTGGATGTCCTCCCCGTCTCTGATCCGAATATATTTTCTATGGCTCAGAGGGTTACTTTGGCTCAAACACAACTCCAGTTAGCTCAGAGTAACCCTCAACTCCATAATTTACATGAAGCATATAAGCGCATGTATCAGGCTCTAGAGGTTCAGAATGTTGACCAGATATTACCGTCAAAGAAAGAACCAAAGCCAACGAGTCCTAGTATTGAGAATGCCAAGGCTCTGCAAGGCGAGATAATAACGGCATTTCAACAACAAGACCATGACGCACATATATTAGCGCACGTTTTGTTTATGAAGACTCCTATTGTACAGACCACACCAAATATTTACGCAATATTTTTAGGTCATTTACAGGATCATATCTCCATGAAAGCCAGATTGTTTGTTATGCAACAGGTACAAGCACAACAACAACAAGCCCAACAGTTGGCTTTAGCGGCACAGACAGGAGCGATTGATCCTCTAGTGGCACAACAACAAATGCAAGCTGCTGCGAATATGTCTGAAGATATGGTTGAGGCAGAGGTAGCAAAGCTAGAGGCTCAGTTTACACAAGAATTAACACAAATGTTGGCACCACCGACAGGACAGCAAGACCCGCTAGTTAGAATTAGAGAACAAGAACTTGCAATTAGGGCTGCGGAGTCCCAGCGTAGAGCGAAACAAGATCAAGAAGAACTTGACTTAGAACGTCAAAAACTAAAACAAAGGGCTACAACAGACGCGGCTAGAATTGAATTGCAGGAAGACATTGCTGATGAAAGAGCTGCTGTAAACCGTGAGAGAATACAGGCCACAAGAGATAAGTCATGATACAAAAGAAGCTACAAAAAGATTCTGATTACGATAAGTATGACTTGGACGGGGATGGTATTGTGGATGATGATGAGTTATTAGCGGCTGAAAAATTACATGAAATAGAAGCAGCGGAGAAGCAGGAGGCAGCCGAGCTTCGTAAGATGACAGCGCAAAGACGTATGGCTACGGCTGTGTTGTGTTTTATGGCACTGTATACGTTGTTGATGTTTATGCCTTTTGTATCAGACGAAAGGGTTAAGCTCCTTACAGACCTCTCAAATTTGTTATACTTGACGGGCGGGGGCATTGTGGGAGCTTATATGGCTGTATCCGTATGGCCGAAAAAGCAGTAAGAAGATACGGTGAAAGAAAGTTTAAAAGGCATGATATTCGCTGGGC